TTTCTTTTCTTCTTTTTTCTTTTATTTCGTTAGGACTTAATTTTAAGTCTTTAAACAAATCAGTTTTTAACTTATTTTTAAATTCTTCAAAGTAACCAGGAAGATTTACTAGTCCACCATCTGCAAATTTTTGTGCATTTAGTTGATCGAAGAAACCTATGCCATACTGATCAACAGCATCTGCTTTAACTACATATTCACCATTTGAAAGATATGCAGGAATAGAATCAGAAGTAGCAGTTCCTGCACCAGCAACCATTCCACCAGAATTCATCTTCCTTGGCTTTTGTCCAGGATTGTTTGTGCCTGGTCTAATACCTCTTGCTCCTGGCATCATCATTCCAGGGTTTGATCTAGCAAAGTTTGCTGCTGCAATAGTTGCTTCTACATATGCTTGACGTAATGCTTTAACTGCTACTGTTTCTACGTTAAAGGATTGAGTAAGTCTTGTGTGTGCTTGATTAAGTGATGTTGCTACAGTTGCTGCTTCTAACTGCTCCATTGTCATGTAGTTGGTTTGTTCAGCAAGTATCTTTGAGTTCCCGCCAAGTTTCATAAATCCCATACGCAAAGCAAGGAATAGTTTAATTATGTTTGCTGCACCGTTAGCAAGCAAACCAAAAGTCATCAGAAGTGTAGGACCAATTAATCCTACAAGAGCGGTTGCTACTACAATAAACTTTTTGGTGCCTTCGCTAAGTCCATTAAATTTTTCAAGAACATCTCCAACAACCTTGATAATTGGAGTGACAGCCTTTAAGAATTCCTTACCAATTGGAGCAAGAGTTAGTTTAAGTTCTTCTACCGCTGCCTTAAAGTTTGTTCCAACTGAATCTTCAACTGCTTTTAATTCTCTTTCTGACAATATAGCAAGTTCTTCAACAGAAGATGTTGCAAGTTGCAAAACTCTAGCAGCCTGTGTTCCGTCTTTTGTTACGTTCTGAAACAGTGTTGATAAACGTGAGAACTGGAACTTACCAAAAAGTTGCTCAATTGCACGAGCACGGTTAAGAGGGTCTAGTGTATCGAGTGCTCTAGAAAAATCAATAACAGTATCTCTAATGTTTCCTTGGTTATTTTCAACAATGGCATTAATGTTAACACCAAGATCAGCAAGGAATGCAGAGGCTTTCTTACTTGGATTAATTAAAGATGCAAGACCAGACTTAAGTGCGTTTGCTCCTTCGGATGCATTGATTCCACCTTCCTTCATTGCTGTGAGGAAGAACGCAAGATCTTCTACATCTCCACCAAGTTGCTGAACAACTGGACCAGCCTTTGGAATCGCAATTGTTAAATCTTCAATAGATACAACTGTTTGGTTTTCTACTGAGTTTAAGAAGTCAATCTTTGAAGTTAAGTCTTCTGCTGCTACACCAAAAGCGTTTGTTAGTGATATCGTTGTCTCTAATGCTTGCTGCTGCTCTACGCTACCAAGGACTGCAAGTCTAGTTGCTTGTGCAACCTGTGCGGTTAAGTCTGCACCAGTCTTACCCATTGCTGCTGCATCTGCAGCCATCTCCATAGTATCTACTACTGCAACGCCATACTTAGTAAAACTTTGTGCTAGTAGTTCAATCTCTTTAAGTGCTTTGGTGGTATCTTCTGTTGTTGTAAACATATCACCATAAACACGCCTAAACCTAATTGCTTGTTTTTCTAAGTCCATGAATGTTTTTGAAGCAACAGTTCCAAGATATGCAAGAGGGACTGTAAAACCAACCATCAACTGGCGACCTGCCCACTGAGTGTTCTTACCAAAGTTTAGAAGGTTTGTAGAACCCTGTCTAACTAACTGATTAAATAGTGCTTGCTTCTGGGCTGCGATCTGAGTTTGTGTTCCAAAGTCTTTCATGTTTAGTGCATTTGGCGTAATTGCCATAGCCTTCATTGCACCGTTTGCATCACGACCCATCTTGATAAACTGGGTCTGCATCCTCTTTACACGCTCTTGAGCAACCTGCTCAATGGTGTCAAACTCTGATTTAAATAGTCTACCAAAAGTTTTTGTAGCACCTCCAGCATATCGGAAGTACTCCTTCATGCCTAGTTTATTTTTCTCTAGAGCATGAGTAAATGATTCTGTTGATGTTCTAACAAGGCCCATCTGGGCAGTGAACTGTCCTGTAGCATTTATAGAATTTAAGAGGTTAGTCTGTAAATTCTTTTGTGCCATAGCACTAGCAGCACTGCCCTTAGCGATGGACGCATGAAAGGTGGCTAGTTGACGCTGTAGATTTTTTAGTTCCGCAAGTGCTGCAGACGCATCAATATGTACGCCAATATTAGCATTTACGTCAGCCATTAACTAGCACCTTTTCTATTGTTTAATTGTTTGCAAGTACTGTGTTTAACAAAGCATTTGCATCTGATAGTTTAACTCCAGAGGCTGCTTCAATAATTTCATAAACTGTTGGAAGATCAAGAATGTCTTCTAGTTTATCCTTATCTTTTGCAAGTTCTGGACTGAATTGCTCCATAGCAATCTGTACGCATTCCATAAGAAGAGCCATTGACTTTTCGTTATCTTCTGCCACCTCTGCTACCTTTTCAAACTTACTCATAAATGGGCGAAGCAAAGAAATCTTAAGCGGTCTAACGCTAATCTTTGATCCATCCATAAGAATAAGTTCTCTACCCTCATGTACTGTTGTTGCCATTTTTCCTCCTATATAGGCTTCCTTAATTATAGCACAAACAAGCCTATTTTTATGTTAGATTTTCGTAATCTAGTCCCATGCCAATACCAAACCCGAGTTGCTTAGCCTTTGGTCCTTGAAGAGATAATACGTCATTTGAATCACTTGTTTGACCACCGCTAAATACTCTAGCCTTCATGTCTTCCCACTCTTGCTGCCCTCGTTTTTTACCAGACTCGGCATCTAGATCTACCCCCTGAATTGCAGCCAAAAACTTTTTTTCTGAATAATCTAACTCTCTGCTTATATCTAGCGTTGCCATTAACTCTGGCATAGATAAAGATAGTTCTAGTTCTTGATAGTCTTTCCAAATTCCCAGCAAAAATACCTCTGCTTCTAACTTAGCAAGATCTAGATCAGCCCAAGTATTTCCTTTTTCTGCTTGCTCTTTTACTGGTTCTTCAGATGACTTATTTATCTTAATACCTGCAGCAACCTCTAGCACTTTATATATTGTTGGCAAGTCTACATTATTTTCTACATCTAAAGTAGTAGATGATATTTCTGGACAATACTGTTTCATACAAATTCTTGCACACTCAACAAGAACAACTATAGATTCATCGTCAGTTTGTGCACCTTTAATTTTATCAAAAGCAACCATAAACTCACGAAGATATTTAATCTTAAGTGGAGTAATCTCAATTGTTTTATTATTTACTAGTGTAATAAAATCACTATTATATACTGTGGTTGCCATAGACATTCTATTCTATCATAAAACAACAAAGCCCACCTCCGAAGAGATGGGCCAAGTCGTATAATTATTTAAATTATGATGCTGGATCGAAAGTACGATCTACGATCTTACCGTATGAACCAGATGTGTCCTCTGGAAGGAGACGGAATGATACTTCAAACATTGAAGCCTCATCACGCTTTGCAGATACTGTTACATTCTCAATTGAGAGTGCACGGTATGCTGTATAGACACGCTCTACTGTTGCAGAGTCTACGCAATCACCTGTACCAGGACCGATTGCAACGATACCACGCTCAACTGGACATTCGCCAAGTTCACCTGCAGAAAGGTTAAGAACCTGTCCGTTAGATGTTGACTTTGTACCTGTCAATTGTGAATCGCTGAATGCCAAAGCCAAGAGAAGGTTCTCTAGTGTAGCCTCAGCAAAAGCAGTTGCAAGATTTACCTGCATGCCCTGCTTATAAAGTTTAGCAACGTCAAGAATCTGGTCAACCTGTACTTCGCCGAAGTCAGGCTGGAACTGCAATTCAAGACCGTTCATGGTGTAACCTACGTTTGTATAACCTGAATCATCTGCAAGTGTCTCTCTAAAAGACTCTGTACCGTCAAATGCCTCTAGGGTATTTGCTGATAGTGTTGTATCTGCAACGAAAAGTGCTGCTGCTCCAACGATGATGTTAGTTGACGAACCACGACTATATGCCATTTTTTCACCTCTTTCTGTAATCTATAGAATAGATATTAAGTTGTTGGCGCTTGTTTCCTCACCCTAAGTATAACAGCCTTTTAAGTGTATAATTCGTTAAGCGGGTCAGAGCCGTGTGTATGATAGTCATACTGGACAATGACCTTGTTTCTATAGATCATTCTCATTGAGCCTTGAGCAGACTGTAGTTCTAGAAGGTCTCTAGACTCATCCACCTGGAAGGTTTTGGTATTGTGAAAGAAGACACCCTGAGATATTGAGCCTATAGATTCCTGATTCTTTGAGGACCAGGTATTGACATCCTGTGCAGATGAGTCTTCTCTATCAAGGGCAGCATTAATAATACGGATAGTAGCCAAAACCTTTTCAAGTGGTCCGTGAACTGTGTACAGAATCTGCTCTCTCTTGTGTCTGTAAAAAGGGCTTGGTCTAAATCTTGAGAGTGTGTCAAATCCTATTAGTACTGGAAGAGAAGAGTCTGTCGATAGTAGTTCGCTATATAGGTCATCTATACTGGTTGCTGATACTGGGATAAAAGGACTAAACGTTTGAGAGGCTGGCACAATATCAAACAACTTTAGTTGTTCTTCAAGATATCCATTAAGAGCAAAGCCTGGATAGTATGTTTGCTGGCCTAGTAGTTCTTTATCCATAATCTTATTCTACACCAATCTTTAAGTTTGCTATCCATCTGAATCCAGTCTGGATACCCTTGTTTTTGCCAAGCCTTGATCCTTGCTTAATATCCTTTTTGAATACAGTTGGATTTTGAATATAGTTATAAATACCAGATGCTCTTAGAAATGACTGCTTAAAATAAAACAACATAAACTCATCTATTGTCTTTGAAAAAGATCCCTGAACTTCAGTTCCTCCAGGATTTGTAACTGTTACATCATTTGAGGTAAAGATTTCTTCATTGTCAATTGTAAAAGCAAGAACTCTTTTCTTTGGTCTAATGGTAACTGGAACTCCATTTTCCATAATCTTTGCTTTGTCATAAAATGGGACAGTAGATCCTTTTTTTAGTGTTTCTGATTGTGTAAATGTTCCTCTGATCGATAGACCCAAATTGCTAATTGTATAATCTAAATCAAACAATCTTGCGGTTGGGCTACCAGTCTTATTCCATTCATATATATGATGTAGTGCTGCAGGGTTAGATCTTGCTTGAGCATCTACATACTGACCCATAGAAGTGATTGTTGCTTGACCCAAAGCCTTTAAAAAATCAGTCTTACCTTTTTGAACTCCATCAATAAATCCCATAGAATAATTTACAATATTATTCATTTGTTTTTCAAAACTTTTGGTTGTGGTGGTTACTCTCACTAGTCACCTACAGACTGATTCTCTGCTCTACGCCAAAGAATTTTATAGTATTGAATATCTCCAAATGGTCCAACAAATGGTTCTACAGTAGCAAACTCATAGATTGTAGCCCTACCTGATCGTGGCCCAGATGTTTCTCTATAAATGATAGTATCACTTGCATTGCGTATATTTGTTACTAAAATATTTGTCATTGCGTTATCAGAACCTAAAGAAGATGTTCGTGGATCTGACTTTGTTCTTACTATTAGTTGTCCGTTGTTCTGCAAAAATATCTCTGGCTTAATCTCTTCTTTAGAAGCACCACCTATTGGGGTGGCATTACATATAATGCTTCTATCATAAATCCAATCCTTTTGTGCTTGGCCATACTCATTCTGCTTAATTTTTGCATAATAAATATCGGCCTTCATAGGGTACATGAAGTCAGTAACTTCACATGTATCCATTATAAAATCCCAATACGTGTAATCTTATTAGTGTATCCTGATAAAATCTTATCTACAATAATGTTTCCAGTACCGCTTGAGATTTGCTTGTCGTACTCAATCTTAAACTGATCGGTGCTATAGTTCTTTACATATCTCTTATAGTAATCTAGTTTCCCACACTTAATATCTTCAATAAGCATCTTTGTTGCATCTTGAATGTCGTATGGAACAACCTTATACCCAACCTCAGCCAAGAAGATATAATCAGTTCCTTCTGGGAATGTAACTCCAGGGGTAATGGTTGCAACATTTCCGCTGTCGTCTGTATCAAACAATGACAAAGAATCTGATGCTGCTAAAGGAACTCGTGCTGGTCTGCGCTCTGATCTGTTGTATCCTTCTGTTGCTGCAACTGGATCCTTAATGATTGCACTCTTATCTTTTGTGAGCATGTAGTTCCACTCACCTAGTGCTGGACCATCTGCAGAATAAATATCATAAACAAGAATTGCGTTCTCATAAACCTTTACGAGTTTTTCAACTTTGTCCCATACTGGCATGTAATCAGTCTCTTGTCCAACTGGCTCAACATACTTTCTCTTGTAATAAAATCCACCAGTAATGCTGTCTATAAGTATTCTTGCTAAGTTTTCATACTCTTCATACTTTGCAATATCTGTTGCAGTTGTTAGTCCGTGACTTGCTGCTAATTCTCTTGGATTTACATATGGTCTTGCAACCTCTAGGTTGTCTTGAACAACAATATCTCCACGGTCTTCATAAACATTTCCAGACTCTTCTAGGTCTTCGTGAATAGTAAGTGCATATGACTTATCGTATTTTACAAAATCTTCATCTAGAGTATAGGTTAGTTGTGAGTTGGAGTTAGATGTTAAATAAGCAACAACCTCTGACTGCTCTAAAGTATCTTCAATTACTAAAACATAACCTCTGTTAGCATCTGGTACTGTGTATGTTACAGAAAGTGGGTATGGTGGGAGTCTTAGAATCTGCATAATTATTTACCGTAGTATGATGCTACCTCTTCTGGAGACGCTATGCGTACTGCCTTATGGGTAATCATCTTTTCCGATGCCTCCTTTGAGACGATGTTATATCCTGGTGCGAGAGACCCCAACCCGTTCCAGTGGATATTTCTAGTGGAGTAAAGAGCGACCTTTTCTTCTTTAGGCTGCTCTTTGCCTTGCTTTACACTTTCAATCTTATTGTCATTTGGATGAAAACTTGCTATTACTTCTAATATTTCTAATTTAGTCTTTACCCCAAATAGATCAATGTTATTTTTTTTAGCGTATGACTTTAGTTCCATAACAGTCTTTGTTGCTAAATCTTCCATCGTTGTCATTTGATCTCCCTATGCTTACTGCAATTATACCAGAGTTATCTTCTCAGAGTCTGGGGTCTTCTAATTCCTGATGGTGTTCCAGACATAATGATGTTCTCACCAAAATTTGCTGTAGGTATACATCCTAAAGCATTTTTTTCAGATATGATCCCATTGGGTCCAGATATAACTGTGCCAGTTACTCCACCCGCAACAATGCATCCACCACTACGGTGATTATGTTCTTCTGGTGCACTTCCTGGATAAGACATATTTTCTCCCTATATGACTAAGGAGGGCAGTTTTTACGCTGCCCCCCTAGATCATTGCTTAGTATTAATTAGGAATCTGAGGCTGCATCTGCGTAAGCAACTGCATCCAACTCTTCCCACTGAAGACCAAAGCGAACGAATACTGTGTATTCAATGGTGTCCTTCTTGTTGATGTATTCACGATTTACTGTGATATCACGCTGGAAGCCCCATACACGGTTTGCTGGGAATGTCAAGTCGACATAACCTGCTGGGTAGTAAGGAACTTCTTGGACTGTGATGCCAAGTACACGAGTTGTACGAGCATCGCCGAATGTCTGTCCTGCGCCATCAAGGTAAGCCTGGCGGTTAGCCTGTGTGCTTCCTGGAATCTGGCCGTTAACTGCTTCAGCAATTGCATCAGCAAGTGTACCGTTATTCTTGACGATACCCTGGAATGCGTCTGTACCTGCGTAGAACTTAAGGTTTGACTTAAGTGCACGGTACTTACGTGGCATTGCCAAGATAATGTCCTGCATAACGTTTGGAGTCCATTCGTTACCAGTTACAGTTACTGCTGCTTCGTGAGCATCTGAACCTTCTGTAACCTTTGTTACGAAACCTTCCATGATTGAAAGGAATGGTGATGTTGTACCATCACCGTTGATTGCAAGATCTTCGATATCGTTAGCAAAAGCATTTGTCATCAAGCGAACTAGATGATCTTCAAGTGCTCCACCTTCGATATTGTCTTCAAGCGCTTCAGTTGAAACTTCCCAATCGAGACGAATCTTCTTTGTAGTAAGTTCAACCTTGCTAAATGTAGCACCTGCGTTTGTGAAATCTGGCTGTGCTTGTGCAGCAGCACGGATTACACGCTCACCAACGTTAACTTTTTCAAGTTCCATTGTGTTTGCTCGCATAGTAACTCTACGGCCATCCTTGGCGAGAACTGTTGCATCCCACACGTAGTCGATGAAGCGACGAGCCTGCTCTGGTGCTAAAATACCACCTGGTGTTCCAGTTGGGTTTACAGAGTTTGCACCGTATGTACCAAAGGCTGCTGTGGCAATGTTACCAAGAGAAGCCGCTGGAGTAAGATTACCATCTGGACCTGTAACTGTTGCACCGCCGATAGCACCTGATGCAAATGCACCGTCGCCATTGTGAGCATGTGATTCAGTTGGAGAACCTGGATAGTTCTTTACGATATCTGTATTTTGTTCTGACATATTGTTCACCTCCTAGTGATTTTATATCTTAACTTAATAGGTCGGAATTTGTGAGGAAACGTCCGCCCCATAGGGATTTCTGAACCTTTACAGGCTCAAACTGCACGATCTCGCCTAGATCGCCAGACTTGCGGAAAGCAGTGTCTGCAACTACGGCATCGACACGCTTGCCAAACTCATTAAAGTTACCCTTGATATTGTTAACCTCGCTTGTTACACTATCAACGGACTTTGTTACTACTGCTATCTGCTCATTAAGAGACTTGATAGTGGCAGCAAGATCGCCAAAGGCATTAGTAAGAGACTCTTTAATTTCTGAAACTGCTTTTGCAACTTCTTCATTAAGTGCTACAGAAACTTCATTTACAGTATCTGCTGCTTCCTTGTTAGTCTCTTCTTCTACTGTTACATCTGCAACTGTAGAATCTGCACCACCATCAACTGACTTTTCAATTGGTGCCTCATCGACAACCACTGCTTCATCAGCAACTACATCTGTCTTTTCAACTTCAGTTGGCTGTGCCTCTGGAGCAACCTCTGCATTTTCAACTGCAACATCAACTGCTGCTTCTGTTGTTTCTGACATAGGGTTTACCTCCTTTGTAATCTTAATTGTACTAATGCCTTTAGCACTATCAACTAAGAACTTTATCATATCTGCTTTATCTTTATCATTCTTTTCAACAAAACCAATGTTCTTCATTTCTTCTCCAGAAACTGGGCTTACATGTGTTTCTTCTTCTGATGTGACAATGAGGCCAGATTGCTTATCATAAAATACATTTTCTAAAACTGTGTCGTCAGCCTTGATAACATCAACGCCATCAACCTTCTCAACTGACATAATACTTGCAAACTGATTTGCTGGACTATCAACCAATGAGAGTTCGATTAGGTCGTAGTCTTTAATAATTCTAATTTGCTTATCCATCTTTTCGTCATAAGCATCATCCCACTTGTTCATACGTCCCCCGATTGAAAAACCTGTGTATGTTCCATCAAGAACCTTTTCCCATGCATCTTGTGCACCCTTGGAAATGTAGGTAGAAACATAAACACCCTTGTAGAACTTCTTTGACTCTGGATCAAAATACTTTTCTTCTTTAAATGAAATCATCTTTCCTACTGCAGATGGCTGATGCATTTCTCTAATGTTCCCACGGAATTTAGCAAATGCTTCCATAGAAGCCTCTGTTGTTACAATGTCATATTGCTTGTCTAGGTTGTCAAGGGATGCAAAACCTGAAACGATTCTACGCTCTAAATCCACTTTTCCGAAAGGCATTGATAGACGAACGTTGTCGCCTTCCGTAATCCAGGAAGCCTTATTAATTTTCATAGCGTATCTATTATACCAAACGTTTATGGGGTTTTCTCAATTATTGAGACGAACGACCCTGACCCTGTGCATTTCTTCCAGATACCGTAGTTGTGCTGTCTGATTGGTTGTTTGTTCTTTCGGTATCTCTTGCTCTGTTCCCCGCAGTGTTAGCCCTTGCGTCTGCTGCTGCTCTTGCGTTTAACTCTAGTGGCTCATCCCCACCTTCTCTTTGAGGAAGATCAAGAATTTCACGAGCCTCATTTGGAAGCATAATCTGAGACTTAACATATTTTTCAAGAATTTGAGCCTGTGCAATCTCGTCTGTAAGAGTGAGTTCATTAAACTTAAGTTCTAGAATATCTGTTTGCTCTTTAATAATTTTGCTGATTACTTTTTCAAGGTGATGCTGTGCTGGTCGTGCAACCTGCTCTTTAAAGGTTCTGTCTTGTGAGAGTGCTGCTGCAAGTCCTGATTCTGACCCACCAAGTTTTGAAATAGGAACCTGATGAGCAATTAAGATATCATCACGATTTTGCTTGCGATACTCTTTAAATGATCCATCCTGAACACCATTCTCAATTGGCTCCATCTTAAACTCAACCTTATTCTGGTCTGTATCTCCAGGAAGTGGAATGTATAAAGTTCTGTGTGACTGAGACTTAAGTCCTGTTTGTAGGAATCTAAACATCTTGTCTTCTGAGTCTCCACTAAGTTGAGCACCCTTAAGAGTAATAATATATCTTGGGACAGCCTTGTTTTCAAAATAGTCAATGTTGTATTGGGATGCTAGGTGATCTCCAACTAAAGATGGAAGTGCAGAAACAATATCTGGCACACCATAGAATGTGTTTAATGGAGAGTATTCCTTAATGTGAATAATCTCATTTGGTCTTGGGTCTGATGTGACAGGGTTTGGATTGCTTGCTGCAAAATTTCTAAAGTAAACAATCTTATTTCCAATAATCTGTAAGAAGCCATCGTGAAGTCTACGAACACGAATTGTTGTTGCTGGTATGTGTCCAATATATCCGATTTGTCCTTCTATGTTTCTTCCTACCTCAATAAAGCCATTACCAGTTGCTTGAAGGTCTGTATAAACCTTCTCCATAATTTTTGTAAACGAATCTTCATCGTTTAAGTTTTCTAGCCAGTCACGAAGTTCGATCTTCATGCGTTCAATTCTCTTGCGAGCACGACCAACCTTTTCTTGATCATCGCTGCTTTCAAAACGAAGTGCAGTAGTGTCTGTTAGGTCAAACCTATAGCCCAAGCCAACAATATTTTCTACCTTGGCATCAATTGCAGCATGATTAGCAAAAGATGTATCGTAAAAGTTAGCCAACTCATACATGTTGTATGGTGGTGTAATAACATCGAACAGTCCGTATCCATTACGATATACCGTTCCAGGATTGATCTGCTTAGATGCAGAAGTTTCTCCTGATGGCATAGCATTTGCTGAATCTAGATATGCAGGGTCACCAATAGCCTTGTTTGCTACACGACTTGTTCTGCGCTTAAAGTTTTGGTTTATACCATTAAGATCTTTTAAATCTTCCCAGTTTTTATTGAATGGGTCTTGAGCAAGAAAGGGATCTGGTTCTTTTTCTTGTGTGTTTAACTTTGCAAAA